TCATATCTTTACGTTCTTCACTGTTCCATCCAGGAAGGTGATGGTGAAGCTCGTAGGGCTATGAACCGTGATCTCCTGAAGGACCATCCGCGTGAGCTCCGGGATCTCGAAGTCGAGCCTTCCTTGTGCGGTGAGCTCGATCATCTGTTTTCCGCGAAGCCTCTCCAGCGGATTCTCTGACTCCCTCATCTTCTCCCATCGCTCCATCTCCTGATCCCGGTTCTCAACGATGCTGTTCCATGCGATCACCACAGCCTCCTGAAGAACCGCCTCCTTCACGTTCAAAGCTTTGCAGGTTTTTCCCTGCGCCTTCTCCGCTTGGAAGCACTTCCAGAAGGGTTCCTTAATGCCGGTCCAGCTTCTCCGGATGAAGCGGCTTTTGCAGCTTCCGCAGTACACCTTGTTGAAGAATGCTGTCCCCACCTTCGAGCTGATTTCCTTGATGCCGTGGCTTTCCATGAAGCCCTCCCGGCGTTTCAACTCGGCCTGCGCAGCCTCCCAATCATCCGGAGAAATGATGGGCTTGTGATTTCCCTGCACGTAGTACTGGTCCTTCTCTCCATTGTTAGCCACCATCTTCTTGGAAAGGAAATCCACGGTATAAGTCTTCTGCATCAGAAGGTCGCCCTTGTACTTTTCGTTCTGGAGCATCCGCCGGATCGTGTTCGCGTTCCATGCTGCTTTTCCCGTCACGCCCGGGACGTTCTTTGCCCGAAGCCTCTGGGCGATTTCTTCGAGCGACCATCCTTCCAGAAAGTACCGGAAGATCCTTTCTACCACCCTGGCCTGCTCCGGGTTGATGACAAGGTTTCCGTTCTCATCCTTGTCGTATCCCATGAAGCGCTCAGTGTTGAGCATCGGCTGTCCTCTCTTGAACTTCGACCGGATGCCCCATGTCGTATTCTCCGAGATGTTACGGCTTTCCTCCTGCGCAAGGGAGGAGAGGATCGTAAAAAGCAGCTCCCCGGATGCTGCCATCGTGTCTATTTTTTCCTTCTCGAAATAAATGGGAATGCCGAGATCCTTAAGTTCCCGGGAGTAACGCAGGCAGTCAGCGGTGTTACGGGCAAATCGGGAGATGGATTTCGTAATCACCCGATCGACCTTTCCCTCGCGGCAGGCCCGGATGAGGTTCTGGAAGCCTTGACGCTTTTTCGTCCCGGTTCCGGAGATGCCCTCATCCGAGAAGATTCCGGCCATCTCCCAGTTTGGATTCTTGTTGATCAGTTCTGTGTAGTAGCTGACCTGGTTCTCAAAGGAGCCAAGCTGCTCCTCCTGCTCTGTCGAGACCCGGCAGTAGGCAGCCACCCGGGTCTTCTTCTTTGTCCCCTCAGCTGACTTTTTTGTCTGGCTTGCGGGAATAACCATAACACTCTTTGCCATCAATCTTCTCCTTTCCAATGTAGACAATACCAGGGTAATCACGCAGGGGTTGCAGTATCTCATCCGGAACCCTGACTCCCCTGCAGGCGTCCTTGCCATATCGGCTCATGGTGTTGCAGATCCATTTCACGCTTCCGTTATTTGCGATGATGCGCCGGAGCTTCCCACCGCAGTACTTGCAGAAGATCCGGTCCTTGTATGGGTAATTTGCTTCTGTGAGAGCCGGTGCGCTCTGGATGTGGACTTTCTTCGTGTGTGCCTTATGCCAGGTCTCTCCGTACTCATAGGTAAAACCCGAGACCCTTCCCCGGTCGATCCTTTCATTGATATACCGGTCTTCGGTAAAAACTCCCCAGTTCTTCACCACCTCGTCAGGGATGGAAAGGCCAGAGCAGAAGGAACTGCCAAACCGCTCCTTTCCTGAGCAGATCCAGCGGTTCTTCCCTCCTGTGTAGGAGCGCGTCAGCTTGTTTCCGCACTTTGCGCAGTAGAGCTGATCCTTATAAGGAAATATCTCCATGGGCAGTTTCTTCTCCGGCTCCTGCTTTGGCAACTTCCGGACACCGAGTGCCTTCTGGGCTTTCTCCCAGAGATCATTCGTCACGATCGGCGGATGATTCTCTTTGTAGTAGACCATGGCGTGTTCTCCGGTATTCTTCCTCTCCTTCCGGTGCTCATCTACATAGTGTCTGAACTGTACGAAGTCACCCTTGTACTCCTCGTTTACCAGGATCCTGGCCACCGTTTTCCGGTAAAATTTGGCGCCACTCTTGGTCTGTACTCCCTCCCCGTTCAGGTAGTTTGTGATCTGTGCGACCGTGAATCCATCGGCGGCCATCTCGAAAATCTCCAGCACACGGCCTGCATCCTGATCCGGAACGATCTCGCCGTCCTCGTTCTTCGTGTATCCGAACACCCGCTGGATCTGCTGGATGGGCTCCTGTGCTTGTACCTTCCGCTGAATGGCCATCCTGGTCCCGAGCCGGTTTGCCTCGCTCTCCGCCTGACCGAATGCGGCAAAGAGCGTCATGAGAAGCTCTCCGCCTTGTCCGAGCGTGTTGATCCCCTGAAGCTCAAAGTACACCCCGATGCCGCGCTCCTTGAGAAGTCTTGTGGCATCCAGAACGATCCCGGTGTTCCGGGCAAAGCGGGTGATGGACTTTGTGATGACCAGCTCAAACTTCCCATCCCTTGATTCCTCGAGCATCTTCTGGAACCCGGGCCGTGCTGCCTTGAATCCGGAGATTCCAAAGTCGTAGTAGATCTCGACCAGCTCGTACCTTGGGTCCTCTCCGATGGTTTCCTTGTAGTGCGTGATCTGGTTTTCCAGTGAGTACTCCTGGTCCTCATGCTTGCTGAACACCCGGCAGTACACCGCTGTTTTGATCCGCTGATCCTGTGGGCGCTCTATGTGTGGAATCACGATCACATGATCCGAGGACGATGAAATCCGGCTCTGCTTTTTGCTCATGTTTTTCCACCTCCTTTTTCTTCCGGCGATGGCGCAGGGCCTTCATCCGTTGTTCTTCTGTCCGGAAGGCTGTATTTCCACCCATCCGCTCCATCAGAATCCTCCGGGTATCTGCGTGTTCCTTGCCGCCCATGTCGATGCTGTTCATCCAGCTCCGGAACGTGTATCGTTCATTGCTGGTTTTCACCGGATCTGCTTTTACCCAGGCAGCCTTCTCACAGGCTTTGACAAGTCCTTCTGCAAAGTCCCGATAGGCCGACAGCTCCTCCACCGTCCGATCCTTTGGGAATCCGGTAAAGAGCACCTTTGTGGAAGAAAAAGTGATACCCCTAAGTGCCTTCTCTGCGCCGCTTTTTACCAGCACAGTCCGAAGCTCAGAAAGGTTTGCCGGATTTGTTTCTTTCAGGTTCTTGAGGAGGACTGCCGATACAAAGAAGGCGTTCGGCTGTCCGATGGCCTTGTTGATGAGCACGCCCTTCGAAGAAAGCATGTGGATGAGGTTGACCCGGGCCGTCACGTCATCTGCGATCTCTGCCTCGATGCCTGTGCCTTTCTTTTCATCCACGATCAGACCGCTTTCTTTCAGCTTTCCGATCAGATCGGGATCTGCCTTTTCATCCGGAACCTGGATGTGTGCGTTTCGAAGAACCGTGTAGTCTCCGATCCTGTAGTGGAAGGTCGGTGCTCCGTCGTATTCGGCATTAAGCCCGGTGCTCTCTTCAAGAAACCGCACGAGAACGGCCCTGTCTGTAATGGTTGTCAATAGTTCCATCGTTGCCTCCTTTCTCTTTTGGTAGTCTATCCATCACTCTGATCTGCGATTCTATCAAGTCATTTCTGCCCTTTTCTTCCTATATAAGTGCGGTTAAATATGCGGTCTCATCAGCTGCCAAAGTAGTCCGCCACGTAATGCTCGTGGCAGCAGTACTTCCGGTTCTTATTGCCGTAGACCTCGAAGGTCTTCCCGCAATACGCGCACACCTTGGTGTAGATCGCCTTGGGATTCTTTTTCTGCTCGTTGCGGTGGAGCTTCCAATATGTGCGCCGGCACTTCTCACAGCAGAACCGCTTCTTTCGTCCCCGGCGGCCTTCTTCCTTCGCGATGGGCTTTCCGCAGAAAGCGCAGGCCTCCCGCGTCTTTATCTTTTCAGGCAGCTCCTCGTCCACGGGAATACGATCGCAATCGTCCTTTTTGCACTGATACCGGACCTTCTCATAAGAAACCCCTGTGTATTCCGCAATCTTCCGATTGCTCATCCCGCTCTTTCGAAGCAGGAGCACCTGCTCATTTTTTTCTTCTGTTTGATCGTTCTTCTTCATGGATATTCTCCTTTTGCCCTAAGGTCGTAAATACAGGGATTCCTTCACTCCTCACAGGACATTTTCCGCAAGGTTGAGCAAAGGAATCTTTGCTTTCACCTATCAGCGGACACTTCCCGGGCGTTTTTGTGACGGGACGTGAAATTTTCCTGCAGGTATATGCGGACCATTTGCACGCGATTTTGAACGGTCCATGAGAATTTCTTCCTCGCATATGTATGCGGACCATTCGAGGGCAAATCGGAAATGGCCCGAGGGATTTTTTCATCCCGTCACATATAAACGGAACTTTCGGAGACGATTCGGAAATGAAATAAAAAATTTCTTGCCGGAATGGTACAGAAAGTGGTTGAACGACCGGAATTAGTCATGTAAGGTTAAATCAGAGATTCAAATCCGGAATTTACGGGGATAATGCGTATGAAAAAAATACTAATTCTGTGTATGGCAATCGCTTGTGCTATGGGAGTATCCAGCTGTGGTAACAAGGAGCCTGCGTCGAGCACAGTGACTGAGACATCTAACAGCAGTCTGGATTTAACTAAAGAAACCGAAGCAGAACCTACTGAAGCTGAGACATCTAACGGAAGTTTGGATTTATCTACGGATAGTGAGACCGAACCGGGTGATACAGATAACGCGGCCGGCGAAGATATAATTCCAAGTGTAATGGTGAACGGAAAGGTTTATCAGGATACTGGTTATATCAGTTCTGCTGGCGGATGCGGAAATATGGACGGTGAGATCACATCAACTGTTGATGGATCTGAGATGCCTTCTAAAGATGATCAGTCAAATTTTGGAAAAGGATATGGCTATCAATACGGTGGAGAAGATACGATTCTTGTGCAGATTAACAGCCAGATGGAAATATTCCGCGACATTGATTCTGACGATGATTCCATTCCTATGCAGGTCGCATGCTTCATAGGAAAAGTGAAAGAGATCAGGGATGAATCGCTGCTTATTACTTTTGTAAAAATGCCGGATGATTCCCTGTGCCTGCCATTAAACGATGGAGATTATCTTGTATCTCGGGAAAATGCAGACAGCGATATTAATGCAGGAGACACCGTGAAAGCCTGGTACTCAGGTACTGTAGAAGAGACAGATCCGTCACAGCTGGATGCTTACAGGATTGAAAAGGAAGTTGTTGATTAAGTAAATCGGAATTTATCGAGTTGTTTAGTTTGATTCAATTTCGATTTTCTTGAATAAGGAGGTGGATTGAGACAATGTGTGACTTATCGGAGGAAATATATAAACAAGCTCTCAGTTGTGGATTTGATAAATGTGGTATTATCTCCATTTCTGCACTGGATGGATTTGATGAACTTTATGATAAGAGACTAAGCGATGTTCCTTTGAGCCAATATTTTTATGAGGGTGTTGGAAATCTTAAGGGAACAAGAGCGAGATTTCCGTGGGCTAAGTCGATAGTGATACTCGCATTTGATTATGGCAAGTTTCGCTTTCCTAAGGAACTGCAAGGAAAATATGGTAAGGCATTCTTCTTGGAGCCAGAGAAAAAGAGTAAGGAACGATTTGATATAGAGAGACTTGAAAAATGGTTTTGCGAAAATGATATCAGGGCAGAAGGCGGAGAACATTTTGGAGCCCTTAGTGTAGGCCCACTCAGATACATAGCAATGAAAGCTGGGTTAGGAATCATAAGAAAAAACAATTTCTTTTATACGGAAACGGGTTCCTACAATAACTTATTTGGCTATGTGATCGATAAAGAGTGTGAACTCATTCATGAGTGTGATATTGTACCATGCTCAGAAAGGTGTAACTTATGCAGAAGGGCGTGTAAAACGAGAGCTTTAGAGGCCGCACACACAATGAATCCGTTCAAGTGTGTTTCTTTTCTGACCACATTCGGAAACTCTGATGTACCGGAGGGACTTACTGATGAAATGTATGAGGAGTGGGTGTGCGGATGTGATAACTGTCAGGATGCCTGCCCTCATAATATGCGGCATGACTGGAGCAAAGGGAAAGTATTAAAGGAACTCGAAGATATTGCATCTGTGATTTTACCTGAGAACTATGATGAACTGACAGATGAATTCCTCATTTGCAATGTAATTCCAAAAACGTCAAACCATTTGCAGGATAAAGATATAAACGCTTTAAGAAAAAATGCAGCAAGAGCAGCAACTAATAGTAAAAAAATCTAAGTTGATTAAATTGAAATTGAATGCGATAACACCCAGCTTGTCGAGCTGGAAAATTTGAAGTTGGAGGATACACGCATGAAAATTGTAATCATTAATGGAAGTGCCAGAAAAGGAAACACGCTGACAGCAATCAATGCATTTATAAAAGGAGCATCAGAAAAGAATGAAATTGAAATCATTGAACCTGACAAACTCAACATTGCACCATGCAAGGGATGTGGTGTCTGTCAATGCTCTAAGGGATGCGTCGATAAGGATGATACAAATCCTACAATTGATAAAATTGCTGCCGCAGATATGATTCTTTTTGCTACACCAGTTTATTGGTGGGGAATGTCAGCACAATTGAAACTTATCATTGATAAGTGCTACTGCCGTGGATTGCAGTTAAAAAATAAAAAAGTTGGCACGATTGTTGTAGGCGGTTCTCCCGTAGACAGTATCCAGTATGAGCTGATTGATAAGCAGTTTGACTGTATGGCAAAATATCTTTCATGGGATATGCTTTTCAAAAAATCATATTACGCAACAGCCAGAGATGAACTTGAAAAAAACAAGGATTCCATGAACGAACTTGAGGGGATCGGAAAAAATTTATAAAGCACGTTCCAAATTCCAGCTTATCGAAACAAAAATAACGGCCAGCAGGACAGCTCACAAGAGTTACCCAGTGGCCGTATTTCTTACTTCACTCTGATCTTCCATCCCACCTGGATCTGATTCACATTCCGGATCAGAGCAAGATTGAGCTTCTGGATTGCCGCCACGGACGTGCCATACTTCCGGGCGATGGCAGACAGCGTATCTCCGCTTCGTACCGTGTAGTAAGTCGCCGCTGATGCTCCGAGCATCTCATTCACCTTGGCCTGCACGGCAGCGTAGTCGTAGCCAGCGGTCGTGATACGGCTCTTTCGATCTTCGCCGTTACCCCACTTCCCAGCAAGCACCTCCCGCGCCAGCTCATCAATCGTCTTGTGTGGCTGAACCGGTGTGGTCTCCTGCACACTGCCCTGCTTGGCGTAGCCGTTGAATCCACCTGCCTTGATAATGGATGGATAATTCTGATACGAGATATCCATATCCACGTTGCCGGAAATACCGTCCACTCTCCCGGAAGACGAATACTGCCAGATTCCGTATGCCCCTCCATAGGTGCACTTTGAAGCATACTGGGCTACCCAGTGCGTGAAAGATGTGAGTCTGGAATCATCCATCCTGTCACGGAATCCGGAATAGGTAGATCCATAGATGCCAGCAAAGTATCCTGCCGCCTCAAGTGCCCGACAGAATGCGATCGTTGCCTCTGTAATTCCTGCTTTTGCAGATACAGGCTGTGCTTCGTTATCCATAAAGACTGGATATTCAAGCTGCTTGCCCTTAAGCTGCGCAAGAAACCTCTGGGCATCAGCTTCACCATCCTCTGCCGATGTGCAGGCAGGTCCTACAAAGTAGTATGCTCCGACAGCAATCCCATTTGCTTTTGCTTCCCGATAGTTTTCTTCCCATCTGGGGTCCGTATAGAAGCCAGCATCCGATCCGCCCGCCTTGATGATCACAAACTGGATGCCTGCAGCCTTTACCTTTGCCCAGTCAATGGCTCCCTGCCAGTGACTGACATCAATACCTCGAAACTCACTCATGATCTTTCCCTCCTAACGAAAAAGCCCTCCGGGCTGTGACACCCGAAGAGTCATGTAGTTCCTTGTCCCTTTGACGGAAGGGACTGCCGAGATACGAGGATCACCTCCTCTCACTCCCCTGTCTTTGTGAGCTGCTTGTAGATCTGGTTCACACCAGTTGCTGCAAGGCCGGACACGATACCGACAGCCAGTGCATTGATGACATCCTTTGCCGGGAAGTCCGGCATGAGATACAGCCCCGCAATGCCGAGCACCGCACCGACGCATCCGCAGATCACCGGGATCAGCTCATCCTTCACCGAGCCAGCTGCCTTGCAGCCGATGCCGACGAGATACGCAATCACCGTGATTGCCGCCACACTTGCAATTCCAAAATCCATAAGTCATTCCTCCTTCTTTTTATTTCTGTCTGCCGTAAGCGGCAGTTCCAGACACTTCTTATACAGGGACTCTCCGGTGCCATTTCCACCAAGGGCCTTGTATGGCTTGTACAGGTACTCTAGGTTGCTCCGGTCCTCCGGAGAGCACCATCCCCGGGCAATAAAAAAGCTGCAGGCCTGATAAATACGGTCATGCAGCAGTGCCATCATTCCTTCTTTGATTTCGTCATTCTCCTGTTTTCTCCGAAGAAGCGTCCGCCACAGCCAGGTGAGAACGGCGAGGATCAGGGCAAAGAGCTCCTGGATCCAGTATTTCAAGATAAAATCGATCAATGGAATCACCTCCTCTCACACCGCATCCGTCAGTGTGTATGTTACCTTCATTGACTGGGCGCTAGTCTTTACCACCGGAGAGCTCAGGTTGCAGATGGTGCCAAGATAGTTGCAGGCAAACGAGTAATATAAAGTATTGCTCCACAGCCGAAAACGCTGAAGGCAGTCCGTCTCATGTGAAATGTAGTATTGCGGATATCCGACACTGTTTGTCGATTCTGCGTTCAGCCTGTACTTTCCGTCCGGATAAATCACACCCGGACTTCCATAGGTTGTCATCGATCCGGATGATGTGGTGCCGGTCCACTCAAAGGTTGCGAAGACACCACCTCCGCGCATTGGATATATTTTTCTGCACCTAATATTTCCAAAGTTTACTTCTGTCACGTCGACGGTATTTGACAGGTTTACTTTGTACAGCGTGTTTTCATCATAGCTAATGAAATACAGATATCCGCTGGATACCACAGCATTTAACTGCTCATAAAAATCTGTATCACCGGTAGACTTGGCTGTCACATTTGACACAGCTATGGTTTGCTCCGCTTCTTCCTGAAAAGAGAAATCAGAAATTTTTACCTTCCGAAGCTTGATGCTTACCGTCCCTTGCGAGGTGACCGTGGGAACATATACAGCGTACAGGTACCCGTCATAACCATCCATAACCGACCAATAGTAACTGGCGGGATTGTCAAACGCAAAGTCGAACACCTGTGTTTCTTCTCCAAGGTATGGCGTGTATGCCTTGACAATGTTGGTGTAATACGGCTTCTTGTAGATTTTGCCGCCGCTATAAAGATAGAGAACCCCTGAGTTCTCATCAAAGGTGAGGGGACAATAGGATCGATCGGTAGTGAAACCGCCATCATCGTATTGTGCCCCATTGAAGGGATTCTCCCCTGCTCTTGTGTGCGTCAGTGCGAGAGACGCAATCGTGCCATTTGCCTGAGAAGTAGAAAAATCCCAGACGTTCACATAACCGGTATCCGTCCTCCCGGATTCTGCTTTGTTAATCGAGCCTCCCAGCTTGGATGCCGTATTTGCAGTCTGCCCGGCATGACCAATCAGATGTACACCCATCGGAAAGTGGACGTTATTCACATCCTCGGTCAGTGCCCCGTCAAACAAAAACAAGCCCCCCAGTGCCTTTGTGGCAGCCGGGAGCAGATCATCAAAGTGATTATTTCCTTTCGCGCCGACATTTGCCGCCAAACCAAGTACATATCCGAGGGCATTCGTAACCAGGTTGTCCTGCTCGACCCTCTTGATCTCTCCTGTGATTTCATTGTGCAGATCAATCTGCAGATGTCCTTTGAGCATTTCTTTCTCCTCCCTCTCTCAATCGTTCTTATAGGTGATGACAAAGTTCGTGAGGGAGGAAGTCTTTCCTTCGATCATGAACTCAAACCAGATCTTCTTCTTTGCCTGCGCACCAGAATAAAGAGCATCGCAGTCCGTTTCTAAGAACGCAGCCATATCGACAGGATCGGTATAGGTGCTTCCATCAAAACTGTATAAAACGGTTACCGTCCCTGTGTAAACCGCTGTCATCTGGGTGATGCCGTGAATGGTCGCATGGCCAAGATCTGCAATGCAGCGAATCGTCTGCTTCTTTGGCACCGCCTTCACAGAAGCGATCATAGCTTTCGGCTTTCCATCCGACCAGCGGTAAAGGACCGGTTTTGTAAGGCTCGTGATCTCATCAGACGTCGGCAGGGTATCAAAGCCCTTTTCCTGAAAGAACGAGGCTTCTCCGAGGTCCGCGGCAACCGCATCTGTGATCTCTGTCACCACACCATCTACAAGCGTATAGATCTTTCCGTTGAAATCCGCCAGCAGGTACTTCTTTGTGTAGGGTGGCTCCACCCCGGTGAACAGAAGATACCCGATCCCGCAGGCGTCATTTCCCCTGCTCTGGGATCCGTCTTTTGTGTAGCGGAGTACGATGGTATGTGTCCCGGCAGTAAGCGGATTCGTAAACTCTGTAAAGGTACTGACCCCGGTGCCGGACTTCTTCAGCACTTCTGTCCCATCCACCAGCACATGGAGCCAGTCATAGTTCTGCTCACTGGATACGATATAGCTTAAGGTCATGCTGCCGTCTTCCGAGAGCGTCACGGTAAGCGTTGTCTCACTGATTCCGCTGTCCGTGATCTGCCCGCTCCGGAGCGTATTTTTGCCATCTTCCTTCCAGGTATCTGCAGAGTAAAAAGGCGTGGTGCCATCCGTCACGGAAAGAATGCCCTCCTCTCCCTGCTTCCACGTATCCTCTTCGAAAGTGATCCGCATCGTATTCTCTTCCCGGCTAATGCTCATACCTTCACCTCCTCCAGGGTCTCGATTTCCGGATAGGCGCTGTAGAGATCCAGGACATCCAGCTGTCCGGTGTCCACAGTGCCGGAAGTGCTCTGGACCTTGTACAGCGTCTGCAAAGCAAAAGCATCATCGTCATTCGTGATGAGATACGTCCCGTTGTAGTCCGGTTTTCCTTGGAAAGATCCTGCGAGAGCGTATCCATCGACACACCGGTTGCCTGTCCGACCTGATTCAAAGCATCGAGGAGGTTCCCGGCATCATCGGACGACTGCCCGAAGGCATTGAGGACGGAAGAGACGTTATCAACGGAAGTACTGACGTCTGTACTGTTGAGCGATGCAAACTCTACGAACTTCTTAGAGAGATCCTCCAAGGCATCCCCCGTCAAACCAAACCTCGTGTTCACCTCACCGACGGCATCTCCGGCAGTCTGAAAGTCTGTGGGAATCGTCTCCGCGATTGACTTGGCACGCTTCTGCATGTCCTCAAGGGCTGCACCGCTTGCGCCTGTCTTCTGCGTCACGGTATCGAGCGCTTCATCGACTTCCTTCCAAGCGGCAACCGAGGCGGCACCAACCGCCGCAACAGGAATCGTGATGCCTTTGGTAAGTCCTTCACCGACATCACTGATCTTCCCGCCGACTTCCTTCATCTTGTCCCCGGCGACCTGAAGTTCTTGTCCTGCAACAGAGCCAAACTTCTTATACTCGTCCTCGAGTCCTTCCAGCGACTGCTTGGTCGCCTCGATCTCCCGGGTCAGTGCTTCCTGCTGTTTTCGCGTCTCCTCAGTCTGAGGACCAGCCTTTAGCTGGGCGAGGGCTTCCTTCTCCTCGGAAAGCTTCTTCTTGGTCGCATCGATCGCTTCGGTCAGGTACTTCTGCTTCTGCGCAAGCAGATCCGCGTTTCCCGGATCCATCTTCAGGAGCTTGTTCACATCCTTCAGGTTACTCTGGGTATCCCGGATTTCCTTGTTCACGCCTTTCAGGGCATTGGAGAGCTTGGTCGTATCGCCATCCAGCTCAATGGTTATGCCTTTAATTCGATCTGCCATAGCGTTCTCCTCCCTTCATGGCATGAAAAAAGCATCAGTCTCCTGATGCGAATTAAAACGAATCGAAATCCTCTTGCGTTGCCACCTGTCGGTACTCCTCGTCGCAGAGGTCGTTTCCGGACTCAATGATCATATCCATCACAGTTCCCTCGTCCAGTTCATCCAGTTCAGTCAGTGTCAGTCCCATCTGCTTCGCCCTCAGGAGAAACACTGCCGTGTTTACTTCCCGCTCCGTTGGGCGGCTTCTTTTTTTGACTTCGAACTTGTTCTCCTTGATCCAAGGTAGAGCGTGACGAACTCCTGCATGTGAAGAAAGAGTTCCGCTCCGTCAAACTGGTCCGCCCATTCGAGGAAGGCATCCACGTTCAGGGTATTCATGTCCCGCTTCTCTGCCTGTGCATTCATGATGAAGGCCAGCTTGTCACCGACCGTCATGTCGGTCTGGTCGTCCTCGCTGTTCTCCATCTTATTTAAGAGGATCATGAGATCCTGGTGGAACACCTGCTTGTAGCGGTATGCTGTGGTCCCCGTTGCGAGAAACGGGAACTTCTGCTCCGACCCATCAGTAAGCCGGAGGGATATTTCCTGATACATAGAATTGCCTCCTTATCACTTAGAGCTTGTCGTGGTCGTACCAGTCGAGCCGGACGATGCTGGACTCGTACCAGTCTTTGCCGCGGCAGGCGTGTAGACCTTGCTATACCAGTTCTGATAGGTCGCATCCGTTGTGTCTGCACCGGAACGGGCCTTGACGATGTTCTTCCCAAGTGCCGCATCCTTGATGCTGGTGGCGTTAATCGTCAGGCTCTCGGTCTGCACCTCGATGGAGTCCTCCTTCGTAGACGATGCCACGGAAGGTCTCGATGCCGTGCAGTTGTACATGACGTGACGGATCTCGTTCACATCGCCGTCAAACTCAAAGAGCAGCGCAAAGTGAATAGGCTGCGCATCAGCATCCTCGATCAGAACCCCGTTGCCGTCCTTAATCTCACCCAGCACGTTCTCGCGGAAGTCCTCCGGTACCATCGCAGACTCGAAGTCACCGTTGTAGCCGCTGTTCGCATTGGTGACAAAATACTGCACGCCGTCTGCCCAGAAGATCGTCTGGTCTCCCTGTGCATCCAGAGAGAGGGATACCGCGCCCGGCCATGCAACCGGATCGGCAAAGGTGGCGGTCCCATCCTCCGCAATCGTCGCGATGGCATAATGTACGTTTTTCAGGTTGTACTTGACCTTGTTCTTTTTACTTGCCATTTCAGGCCTCCTGTTCAAATGAATACAGGACCTCGTAGAGCTTCTCAGAATCTATCCAGGTCTCTGTCTTTTCAAAGAAGATCCCGCTTTGGATCAGCTGATCTTCCAGTTTCTTTTCTATCTCCGGATCCTTCTTATCCGTGTAGAGCTCGATGTCGATCTCTGTGATCGGGAAATACACGGTTCCATCCGCTGCGAAGTTGTAACTGTTCGGACAGCGGAAGCAGAGAAAGGGAGGATCCGGCCCTTCCCCTTCCGCAAAGTGATCATAGGCATAAGGGATGCCCTGCTTCTCCAGTTCTTCCAGAATCTTTATGATCTTATCCATTGCTTCCTCCCATCCTCAGCCCTTTAATTCCTTCTCAATCTCAACTGACAGCTTCCCGGTGATCTCTTCTTCGACCGGAGCGATGTGCGGGATGCCCGCAACCCTCCCTCCGCCGCGCTTGGCATGCCCTTTCTCCAAGAGATGTGTCAGTCCATAGATCTTATTGTGAACAACCACTTCTGCGCCAACCGCCGTCTCCTTCTGGACGGTAGATCGCCATCTTTTTGCGTACTTTCCGGTGCGCTTTGGCGATTTCTCCTTCAGTTCCTTCACCGCTTCTTTCCCGGCATCCTTGATCTCCTGCTTTACGATGTCGTTCACATCCTCCGCGTAGTCCGAGAGGGTCTTTTCCACCGTCGCCGCTAGATCATCTACTTTCACCTTCATCGCTTCATCTTCTCACACTTAAACTTCAGGCTTCGCTTCTTGAACCCCATCGGATCAATGGCAGTGACGTTGTAGATACTGTCCCCTAACCGGATCCGGATCTTCGTAGAGTCCAAGCCATCGAGACACTTTGCATACCGGACGGTAAAGTCGATCGCATCCGTACTGTTTGTGGTTCCCGCCTCCTGCTTTTCGGACCCTCCACTCTGTACTGGTGTCGCCCAGCAGGTGTAGAAGTCTGTCCAGGTGTTGGTATGGTTCCCATACTTGTCCTTGATGACCTCATTCTTCTGGATCGTAAGCCTTACATTCATTGCCGCGATATTCATCCCGCACCTCCATCAGAACCTGGCATCCCGTTCTCCGAAGAGAAGGTTTCGAAGCGTGATGGTCAGGGCGTGATGATCCGCTTCCTCCCGGTGTTCGTTAAGATAGGCAAGGGCATAGAGAACCGCAACAACAGTGATCGAACTGCTTTCGTCCTCGAGACTGTCCTTTCGGAGCACCGATGCCACAAGGCTCTCGGCAGCGTCCAATTCCTTCTGGATCACATCGTCCTCATCGTTTGCGTCAACCCGGAGATATTTCTTTGCTTCCTCCAGCTTTAGCATCGCTTCCTCCTCTCCAGTCAGAAAGAAAGCCCAGAGCTTTGACACTCTGAGCTCCCGTCATTTGTTACTGTATTGCTGCCTTCAATCGATCAGGCAGATGCTCCTGCCTTCAGGATCTGAACGGCCTCCGGCAGTACCAGAAGACCATCGACACGCTCCTTGGCGACATACCCGATCATGCCGTTTCCAGCGAAGAGCTCGCGGAGTTCCTGCATGGAACGGGTGCCGCGATCGCCGATGTTGTAGTAGCTGTAGTCACCAAAGGCCATCACCGGCTTCCCGGCGGCAAGCTCCGGTGCAAAGGCACTGGTATAAACTGCATAGCCAAGAAGGCGGTCCGGTTCCCCTGCCTGATAGGACGGCTGCCAGATGTAGGCGCCGTTGTTGTCCTTGAGCTTCCGGAGAGCTGCAAGGGTCTGGTCGTTCATGATGAATGATGCCTTCTTCCGGTACGGACGCTTCAGCGCATAGACCAGATCCAGCACATCATCGGTGCCAAGCTTCGTGCCGGTGAGGGTCTTTGCGACCGTGCCGCCATTGGTCTCATCAAAGAGACCGGTGGGCTTCCCCTTCCCATCGCCGTTCAGGAAGGCATCCTCCTCGGCATTGGCGATGGCGATTCCGAACTGGGTGGTGATGTAGCTTGCAAGGTCAAACATGGAGTCATACAGAAGCTCCTCGGTAACCTTCACCGCCACATGGAGCTTATGCGCATCCATGATCTTCTGTCCGAACTTCGCGTCGGTAAACTGCAGTGCTCCGCCCTCTTCGATCCATGCCGCGGTCGGCTTGGCTCCCGCGATGTTGATCTTGTGCTCACCGGAAGTCGTGATGTGGGTTGCAAGGCCCCGCATGATATTCTCTTCATTCAGAACATCAATCAGGCGGCTGTCCCACTCCTCCGGAACAAGGTATCCACCATCGGCATCCACACCCTCCTGCAGGATGTCGGAAACCTGATGGAAGTTCGTGCGCATGGCGGTCAGCATATCCTTCGCATACTGATCGGAAGCGCGTCCCTTCTTCGACTTCTCACCGGTGCTGGTCGGCATGTTGGAAAGAGGAGAAGAAGTCGGCTGACTCAGCTGTGCCTCAATGGCAGCCTGACGATTCAGACGATCGATCTCCTTCGTAAGATCCGTGATCTCCTTTTCCATGCGGTCATACGTTTCTCCATCTTCGCTAGAAAGAATCCCGTTCTCTCCCCTGTGTGCTTCGAGGAAGGCCTTTGCTGCCTCCCATGCTCTTGCTCTCTTTGCAATCAAATCCTGTACGTTCATTGTGTTCTCCTCCTCACATCATCGTGTGCAGCAGATTCAGGCGATCCATCAGAGCATCCACGCTCCGGCCTTCCTCTACTTTGCTTTCGGCATCAGGACCATCCTGTGCCTTGTTTTTAACCTTGTAGTGTTCCTTCACCTTGTTGGTGAAGGCAGCCGCCATCTGACGACTGGAATAAAGAAAACCGGTTCCAATTTTGTCATGGCTCTCTTCCGTTCCAGTTTTGTCAGGGATCTTTTCAGAAGTATCCTCACCGGATTTACTCTCCTGTGTCCCCTCCTCCGGATCTGTCTCTTCTTCCGTCTCCACAGTTTTCTCTTCCTGCTCGCTGTGATAGAGATCCGGACGCTTCATCACACGGTCTGCAAAATGAAGCTCCACTGCCTTGCTCGCATCCATCCAGGTCTCATCGTCCATGAGCTTACTGAGCTTGTTCTTGGAAAGTCCGGTCTTCTTGACGTAGGCATTCAGGATCGAATCCTTCACGGAATCGAGCATCGAGATGGCCTGCGCAAGATCATCCTTGTCCCCCATTGCCATCGTGGACGGGTTGTGAATCATCAGCATGGAAACCGGGCTTACAAGAACCTCATCTCCTGCCATAGCAATGACCGATGCTGCCGATGCTGCAAGGCCGTCGATCTTCACGGTGACCTTTCCGTCATAGGACAGAAGCATGTTGTAGATCTGCGCTGCCGCACAGACATCGCCGCCCGGAGAGTTGATCCAGAGCGTGATCGGTCCTTTCCCGGAATCAAGGTCGGACTTAAAAAGAGCTGGCGTGACGTCATCGTCAAACCAACTCTCCGAAGCGATGGTTCCATTTAAAAACAGCGTGCGTGCAGCAAAATCCGGATCTTCTCCATCCGGTGCCTTGTTCCGCACCCACTTCCAAAACTTGTTCATGTGTTCCTCCTTCCCCTTCTGTGGGGGTTTTTGTTTTCGGTATCTTCCTCAGGTTCTTCATCGGGCTCATCCTGCTCCGGAGGATCACTGCCTCCAGAACCGCTCTGGTAGGCTGCGCCAGCACTCCGAAGAGGCGTCATGCTTCCGTTGCATAAAAATAAGTTGCCACCCTCTTCGTCCGGAACCAGATCCATGTTCTCCAACCGTCGCACGTCGTTCACGCACAGAAAGCCGTTACTGATACCGGTCGCATAGCCCTGCATGCGGGATGCGTAGTTACCGCGAAGAAGCCCGTCCACGTTGAACCGGGCGTAGTAGATCATCTTCTCATCCTTCGAGAGAAGGGACCTGGAGATTGACGACTCGATCCGGGTGAGCCAAGGCTGTAAGCTGTAGGTCACGAATTCCAGACTCTGCTCTTCGATATTGCTGAATGTCGCATGTTCCAGGTCTCCGATCATATGCGGCGGCACCCGGAAGGTCCTTGCGATCTCATCGATCTGGAACTTTCGAGTATCCAGAAACTGCGCCTCCTGCGGATTGATGGAGATCGGCGAATACTTCATGCCCTCTTCCAACACCGCAACCTTCCCGGCATTCTGGCTCCCGCCAAAGGCCGCCTGCCAACTGTCCCGGACCTTTTCCGGATCCTTCAGGATACCGGGATGCTCGAGAACACCGGATGGCGCGGCTCCGTTCTCGAAGAACTTAGAGCCATATTCCTCACAGGCCATCGAAAGACCGATACTGTTCTTTGCCATCGCAATCGGGCTGTATCCCACAAGGCCGTCAAATCCAAGCCCCGGAATCTGCATCACCTCATGGGGAGACAACTTCACGATCGTCTCCTTCATGGTCGGTGCATCGTCACCCTTGGACCACAGGTACTGGAAGTAGATGTGGCCGTTCTCGTCTCGGTCTACCGTCATGCGATTCGGCATCAATGGATACAGTGCTGTGACTTCACCCTTGCCGTTCCGGATCACTTGGACGTATGCGTTCCCCCACAGTAATAGATGAGTCATGAGCGTCTCCCAGAACGAGTAGGCTGTCATCTCTTCATTCGGTTCACTATGGAGCAAGAAGTACAGTGGGTGGTCTGTCGCCTTCACCTTGCTGCCGTTCTCCTCCCGGTACAAATGCAGCGGCAGGCTTGCCACCGCTTCTGCCAGCACTCGGACACAGGCATACACGGCGGTCACCTGCATGGAGCTCCGTTCTGTTACGGTCTTTCCGGATGAGGTGTGGCCGTAATAGGCACGGTACACACTGCCGGATGTCGAATCCTGCGGATCTGCTCTTGCCTTCCTTCTGTGAAATAAATCCCGAAATCCCATGTGTCATACTCCTATCTCTGCCGCTGTCCGCAGCAGTTCTTCCACGGAAAAAGGCACCCACCGTCTTGGTGAATACCCTGTTCGTTCCTGTTTGTTTCTGGTTTATTTTACGATCCCGGTTCTCTCGACCTTGCCCTTCCAAAGCTCCTCGAAGGTTGCTCCCGTGAGGTCTGTCTGGAATTGAAGTTCAAGGTTCAGCTGTGCTTCGAACCGGTTGTTTCCCTGTGCTGTGGTGTAGGTGTTTCCGTCTTTAATGAATCTGTAGCTTGCTTTCGTCATGGCCTTGTCCTCCGTTTTGTTTGTGTGCCCTTTTCCTTTGGCATGTATATATATCACTCTGCGCCAGAAATACATCAACTTATTTCGACACATATCTTGCACAAATATCGGGAGGAGAAATGAAGCACATTATCAGAACACCACAAGGCCTCGGCTGTCGTAGACACTCTCTGTATTTTCCTGCCGGATACAGCGATCCAGTGCCATGATCGCAGCGACGATACCATCGATCTTCTCTGGGGACTTTGCCTTCGTCGGCTTGATGTTATCCGCAGCGTCGCGGTCCACCACCACGTTTAGTGCCATCCATTTCAGAACCGGATTGCCGCCGTGAATGATCTGGTCCTCCATCATGAGCTTATAGAACTCCTTGGTGGGAGGCGACATATCTTTGTACCCTTGCCCGAACGGCACCATCGTCATGCCGTCATCCTGTAGGTTGATGATGAGCTGAGTGGCGTTCCAGCGGTCGACCGCGATCTCCTTGATGTTGTAGATCTTGTAGAGATCCAGGATGAACTTCTCGATGAAGTTGTAGTCGATCACATTCCCTTCGGTCGCTTTCATGTATCCTTGCTTCACCCAAACGTCGTACGGAACCGATGCACGTCTCACGCGTATCGGAATCGTATCTTCCGGCACCCAGAAGAACGGCAGGCAGATGTATTTCTCCGTCTCATCCCGAGGTGGGAACATCAGAACCAGCGCTGTGATATCTCCGGTGCTCGAAAGATCAAGTCCGCCGTAGCACTCCCGGCCACGAAGACTGCCCATATCAATCGGTTCATTTCCCTGATCAAAGACCTGCTCCGGAATGAAGGCGGTCGTACTAGATACCCACATGTTGAGTCTCAGCTGCTTGAACACTGCTTCCTCGGCGGGATTTTCCAGCGCCTCATGGTAGTGCTCCCTGACACGCTCGATGTCGATCGTCTGTCCGAGGCTTGGATTTGCTTTATACCAGTTCTTCTCATCGTGCCAGTCCTCATCGTCTTCCAGTCCATAGACAACCGGGTAAAAGGTATGATCCACGCGCTGCCCGGAGAGGATATCCTTTGCCTTCTGATGCAGCTCGTAGCAGATCGAGTTCTTGTCGGTTCCAGCCGTCGTGATCAGAAAGAACAGTGGCTGCTCACGGGCATCACCGGAGCCCTGCGTCAAAACATCATAAAGCTTTCTGGTCGGCTGGGCGTGGACCTCATCGAAGACCAGACCGGAAACGTTCAGGCCGTGCTTGGTTCCCACCTCTGCAGAAAGGACCTGATAGAATCCAGCGTTGCTGTAATTCACAATTCGTTTCGTTGCCGCCATGATCTTTGATCGTTTCAGAAGCGCAGGTGTCATGGAAACCATCTGATGAGCAACATCGAAAACGATACTGGCCTGCTGCCGGTCTGCGGCAGCGCCATAGACCTCGGCAGACGGCTCGTTGTCTGCGTACAAGAGATACAGCGCTACCGCTGCAGCAAGCTCACTCTTTCCGTTCTTCTTCCCGATCTCGATGTAAGCGGTCCGGAACTGACGTTTGCCGTTCTCCTTCACGATGCCGAACAGGTCACGGATAATCTGCTCCTGCCACGGGAGAAGCCAGAACCGCTTCCCAGCCCACTTGCCTTTGGTATGACGGAGCATCTCGATAAACTTCACAGCCCGATCTGCCTTGGTCGGATCGTAATGTGAAGTCGGAAGCATGTACTGGGTCGGATGATAGTCTGTGAGCTTTGGCATATCTGCGGGACGTTCCTCGCTTGCCATTACGAATCACCTCCCAGCAGATTTTCCATCTCATCAGTCGGTGCGGTATTCCCCGCATCCGCTATGAGGCGGGACCGGGAAGCAGGCGTAAGACCGAACTCTGCAGCGAACTTTCCCATCTGCTTCATATAGGTCTGTGCAATGGATACCTGTGGCACCTGTTGCCAGTATCCGGAAGGCGTCCGGACGATGGATCCGTGCTGGCTGATGAATTCCTCGGCTTCCTTCCATCTCGCATAGGACTGGCAGTAAGCAGCGAAGGCAGCCATATCAACCTCGGTGAGGATGCCGAGGGCTTCCATCTTCTTTGCGAGCCTGTGCCACTCCTTTCTTGCATCCTTGTCGAGCCACTTCGGACAGGATGGTGCTTTCCGCTCTGGCCTTGGTTCGTTTTCATTCAATTTCCGTTTTCCGGGATTTCCTTCCAGCTCCTTGATTGCTGTCGGAGTCGGCTTTCGACCTCTCGTCGCCAT